GCACCTGTTTTAGACAGTATACCATATCTACTATCACTTGAAATAGTAGCTAAATTAACTGTTTCTGCAGATGACATGAACGAAAAGCCTGATCTTCTGTTTTTTAAATAACACATACCATAACATCTATTATCAGCTTTACAGGCTTCCCAAAATATAAAAAACAAACGATTTGCTTCTCTAAAATCAGGTGCACCTACATCAATTTTACTCCATTGCAGATACATATAGTGCGTACCAGTTATCCAGGTTGGATTACCATTATTAGTAAACCAAAACCCTTCTTCTCGTCGTTTGAACTCTTGGTCTATATAATCGTACCATTTTTCTTTACTGCTTTCCGGATAACTTCTCCAATCAAATATATTTTTTAAACGAGAGAGTTCTTTAGGTTGCTCGAATCTTACCCATTTATTATCGGCATGCTTATATATTTGTTTAGGAGCTTTTGGTAGCGCTATATTTAAATTTTGTATCTGTATAATATCACCAATTTGTCCCGTATGAGATATAACAACTATATCGTGTTCTTTGTTATAGCCATACTTCCATTTTTTACCTTTGTTAAGTCTACTAATAGTAGTCTTTTTTATAGGCTCAATTATGTTAACTAAACTTTGCTCGTACATTACTTAGATCTACCTTCTGCGAATCCTTTAAATACTTTTTTCTCTGCCTCTTCAGGTGTTTTGCCCTCAAGCAAGTTTTCTTCTTCTTGGATTCTATTAAGTATTTCAAATGCGTCAAATATAGCTAGTTTTTTAGTAGCTGCAGCATTTTTTAATCTATCAGCAGAAACATCATCTTCTGTGTTAGTAATAATTTTTTCTTTAGCTACATTAATAAGTTCTTCAACTGCTCTGTGCCCAGCTTGGATTATAAGCTTCTTCGTTTCCTTTGTATTCATATTTAATTGTAATAAAATTAGATAAAACTCTAAACAGTCTTTCGCCATCTACGATAAACTCATATTCACTACTAGGTCTAAAACCTACAAGTTCATTTACTTTTACAGTGCCATCAGAGTACTTAACTATACCTTGTAGTGGTTTTTCAGATTCAGTGTTAAATTTGTCTGTAGCTTTTAAAGGTATTACAAAGCAATAACCTTTTGGAGTTATCCATTTGTTATCTCTTTTATATAAAAAGATTTGATCGTGGTTTACAATATAAGTATCTTCATTGAAATAAGCCTTACTATTTCTCTCAATACCTTTAACGTCATTCCATCTTCTAAAAACGTTATGATGCACTACAACTGTATCACCAGGCTTAATATCTGTATCACCAATTATAGGTGTTGATATAACAATAGCTTCTCTATTAACATATTTATGTTGATATATATCAGTGTTAAGAATTAACTCTCCACCTTCTAGTTTTTTAGTATTGTTATATCTTTCTCCTTTTGGCTTTACAACAAAGTTGTAAACGCTTCTCATTAGTATTCTAAGTTATATTCTACAGATACCGCCATGTTTTTATTGAAGTCTTTCCAAGGTAATACATCTTTGTTCTTTTTAATATATACAGAAAATTTATCTTTTTCCTCTATTATATCACAAATAGTATGTCCACCGTAAACTTCTTGACCAACAGAATAATGCATTGCATCATTTTTATAATCTTTACCAACACTTATTTTTCTAATTAACTTTGCCATTTTCTTTTTGATAATTTATAGTACCATCATTAATGTCAATATCATTAGTACCGTATTCTTTATTTAATTCTTCTTGCAAAACATTTAGTTCACTTTGTTTTCCTGTTAAAGAGTGTAAATAAGCGTGTTGATTAGCAGCTATTCTACCTAGCTCTAAATAAGTTTTGTTTATTTCGCTTACAGTTTCCTGTATTTTTTTTAAGTGATCATCACTTACGTGTGTAGGTTTTAAGTCTACAACTTTTTCTTTTTTTGCCATTTTATTTAATTTAAGTTAATTGTTTATTTATTTTATTTTTCAAATCCTAATTGTAATCTAATAGGTGATTTATGAAAAAGCTCGTCAAGATTAGATAAAGCAGCAGCGTTATTAGCTTCTAAAGTTATTGAAGTTGCTGTTAATGCTTTCACGGTACCAGCCAAAGCGCCGTCTTGAGCTACTATTACATCGCCTTTTTGAAACACATTTAGAGCGCTTGTTGTACCTACTGTTAACACAGAAGCACTATTTTCTGCTACATTTCCATCTAGTATAACATTTGTATTAAAATCTAATCCACCACTAGTGGTATGCATAATACCAGCTACATATAATTTATCAAAACCAACATTAGTACCACTATCTGGTTCACCAGTTAAAATAGCAGCATCTCTTAACGCTTCAAAACTAGATGAAAACGTGTGTATAAAAGTAAGAGCTCCATCGTTATCATTATTTGTAGCATCCATATAAATACTTCCAATTATATTTCTAAACCAACCAACACCGGTACCAGTTGTTGTTGAAGCGGTAACCGCAGCGTTTATAACTCCTAATGTAGAAGGCGCATTACCATCTATTGATTTTGCAAATATTAATTCTACATCGTGCACTGTAGTAGTTTGATCAGCTCCGTTTGTACCTCGAAATATAGCTTCTACGCTTTTTAATTGACAAGAACCTTTAGGCACGTCAAATGGTGTCCAATCAAACAGTATGTCTTTATCTTGAAAAGCTGTTGATCCTGCTGTTGTACCCATATCACGAGACATATCAGGCTCTACTTCTACGCTAAAAAATTTTCTATCCATAATTTATTTTTTTACTTTTTCTAATGATCTACCGCCAAAATAAGCACCGATCACAGTTATTAATACTAGTTGTAATAAGTCAATATAAGAATCCTTTACATTGAACTTTAATGCACCTGCGTCTATAAATATTAATAGCATGGTGCATACTATTAAAAATATTAATACTAATGGCCTAACATTTTTACTTAGCCACGAGTCTGATTTTAAATCTACTTCCCAGCGAGCTGTAATGTTCTTTTCCATTTCAACTTCGTAGTTAGCAATTAATTCTTTTATTTTTCTTTCTGCTTCTAGTTTTTCTTCTTTACTAGTTGTTAAGTTGTCCAATACACCTCCAACGTTTTTAACTAAATCTGCAGCTCCTGATGAAAATATTTTACTTAACATATTAATCTGCTCCTAATGGGCCTTTTTTACCGTAATACTTATCTTTACTTTTATCTCTTTTACCGTCAGTATAACCTGGTTTTATACCTGTAACTCCACCACTTTTAGTTTTTAATCTTTTTCTAATAATATCTGCTTCTACTTGTAAGGCTCTCATGTCTTTTTCTTTTTGTTTGTCAGGAAAACCTACAAGGTCATCTCTTAAATAACTAACTCGTTCTTCTAAAGAGTTTAATCTTTCTCTCATATTATCACCTTGATATACATAAGTACCTTTCATTTCACCTTTTTTTATCTTTGGATTTTTTCTGTCTATTGGTCCTTCTTGTTTATTTGGTGAGTTTTTAAAACCACTAAATCCTTTCATCTTAAAAGCCATATTATTTTGTTTTTACTTTTTCAAAAGAGCTAATACCAAAACATCCTAATGTTACCCATACGAATGAATTATATATTACTTCGTTAATTACTAACTTACCATCTATGAATATAAAACTAGTTACAAGATCTGCTACTGCAAACAAACACATTACTACAAATGATGCAAATCCAACTATATTTTTTTCGTTTATTTCGTTTTTATCTTTAAATAAGCTCCACATATATTATGTTTAATGTTGTTCCCAAGGAAACGCTTTGTCTCCTTCTTGATACCATCTACCTTCAAATTTTATATAACCATCTTTTCTTGGATAAGTATCACCGTTCCAAGTAACTTCTTTATCAGTATAACCTAGCTTACCAAGCTTCATATCGGTTATATGCTTCATCTCGTGCATTAATACTGATCTTTCTTCTTTGCTACCAGGCTTTATATTTTTAGATATGTATATACTACCATCATCATTAGCTTCTCCTAATATTCCTTCATCTAAATCCATACGCATTATAGGTGTTGAGCCATACTCATTCTCTTTGCCTTTTTGTTTAAACGAACTTCTTTTTGGTAGTTTAAATGCCATATTATCTATCTTTGTCTTTTATCATATCATCTATAGCTTTGTTGTAAACTTTGTCTGTATATGATTTGTTTTTATAAAATACACTTCTTTCTGAAGTGGGCAAGTCTTCCTCACCTAATAGAATACGATATATTCTACTTATCATCTGTGAACATTTCCACGAGGTTTTAAACACAGAATACATTATAGTAGTTCTGTTTCTATGCCTCCAGGTTTCGATCCAACCTTCTCGTTTTAATCTCTCCCATCTTGCTTTATCCCATGAGTATGTATAAACTCCGTTGATAAAATCATTTCGTGTAAATCTTTTTTTACAATCTAAATAAATTAATAATTCTAAATCTGCATCTTTTAATCCGTAAGTTTTACAGACCCACTTTCTAGTGAGCCTGTAATACTTAAGGATATTCATCTCACGCAGATCCTGCGCGGTCAATCTCACTATTATGTGTCAATTGTACCAGCAACATCAGTAACGTGTGTAGAAGCGTATACTTGTCTAACATTATCAGCAATAGTAATCACTCCATTAGCATGAGGACCTCTGTTGATTCTATTAACAATATCATCAATCGCTTCTTTTTCTTTTCCAGATGTAATAGTTAACGTAGCAATATCATCAAGACCACCAGCAGTAGTCTCAAGAGTATTGTTAGCAGGGTTAAAGTGCATAACTAACGAAGTGTCACCAGCATGTCTAAAACCACGGAAAGCACTTAATGGATAACAATAAGCGTCGTTGTTACCATCTTGGAAAAATAAAAATACTTCTCTTTCAGCCATTTTTTTTGTTTTTTAGTTAATAATTTATTTTTGTTTTTAAGTTTTAGGGTTTAGGTTTTTGGTTTAGGTCTAATCTACTAGAACAACGTCACCATCGCGAATAACTCTATAAAGAGTATCTTTCCATGATATGTCGTGTCCAGCATGTTTATCGTAATATATTGTGTCTCCATCTTTTAATCCTTCAACTAAATTACCACACGATATTATTTTTGCTTTTAAATACCTATTGTCAACATCGGTATCATCTGTCATTATAAGACCAGCAACCTTTTTAGGTTCTGTTTTTATCTTATCTACTATTATATATCTATTAATTGCTTTCATTACATCCTCATATTTGATATTACACAATCTGCAGATATAATAGTTGACACAACACTTACTGCATTTTTAAGTGCTGACTTAGTAACTAACACTGGATCTATTACACCAGCATCAATCATTTTAATTCTTTCACCGTCTATAGCATCAATACCATAACCTTCGTGATCAATAGTACCTTCCATAATATGTATACCAGCATTTAGTAATATTGTATGAAAAGGTGCAGTTATAGCTTTTAGTAGTATTTCTTCACCTACCGCTTTAGCGGTAATTTTTTGAGATGCGTTTAATAGCGCCACACCACCACCTGGTACTATACCTTCTTTCAAAGCGGCTTTAGTTGCATATATCGCATCTTCAACTCTATCCTTCTTTTCTTTCATTTCAACTTTAGAGTCAGCACCGACTTTAATAATTCCAACGCTACCTGATAGCATAGCAAGTCTTTGTTGGTGTTTTTTCTTTAAAAAAGGATTTTTATCTTCTTTATCTATTAATTTTTGTATGCTCTTTATTCTATCGCTTAATTCTTGTTCTGGAGCATCAATAGTTAATACTGTATTTTTACTGTCTGTTACGGCTGTGTGAGCTTCACCTAAACAATCAACATCTATTAAATCTAAATCATCACCAAGTTCTTCGTTTATAACTTTAGCTCCTGTTAAAAAAGCAAAGTCTTCACATGTATCTTGTTTAGTAGGACCAAAGCCTGGTGGATTAATTATATTAACTTTTATATTACCTTTAACTTTGTTCATTAATAATGCGGCTTTTACTTGTTGATCTACTGGCGCAACTATTAATAATGATCTTTTGTTCTTTATAACATACTCTAATACTGTTTGTATTTTTCTTATATTTGGTATTTCCGATGTTACAATTAATACTAACGGATTATCAAGTTCACAAACTTGTTTATCTTTATCGGTAACAAAATGTGGTGATGTGAGTCCTGAGTCGATCTGTACACCATCTACAACTTCAACGTATGTTTCTTCAGTTGGTGACTCTTCCATTAATACCACACCATCTTTACCTACTTTAGTATAAGCTTCTGCTATAATCTTTCCTAGCTCCGCATCATTATTACAACTAATTGAGCTAACAGATTCCAGCATATCGCCTTCGATCTTGACAGAAATCTTATCAAGGTAATCATTTACTTTTTTAAGACCAGATTTAATCCCGTCTTTTATTTCTCTAGTAGTAGCATCACTGCTATTTACTTGTTTTAACAGAGATTCAGCAAGGACGGTAGCTGTTGTAGTACCGTCACCTGCTTCTCTTACTGTATTTCTAGCAGCTTCTTTAATAAGGGTTGCACCCATATTTTCAACCGGATCAAATAAGACAACTGATTCTGCTACAGTTACTCCGTCTTTTGTAATCACCGGATTTCCACGGTCATCTTCGTAAATTACACACTTACCAGATGCACCTAATGTGGATTTTACTGCTTTTGCTAGCTTTTCTACACCAGCAACTACTTTTTTATTAGCGTTTTCGCCAAAATTCACGTCTTTGACAATCTCGCTTGGATGATTGTATTCCATATTTGATTAAATTTTATTAAATTGTGTTCTATTCGAACGTTTTTACTACTTTTGGACCTTTTGTAGCCTCTAATTTTTTAGAGAAGTGGTCAACACTGCCATCAATTGCAGCTTCTGCACCTTCTATGGTCTCTCTTCTGGTCACATCATGCCAATTTTTGGCATTTTCTGGATCATTCACCTCAGTTTGATAAAAACCGTTAGCTAATTGCGTAATTCTCCAATTTTTTTTATCAGCTAGATGCGTCCATTGGTTAATAGTTTTTTCATTCGGTTTAACATTGCTAGTCATTGTACTAGTCTTGTAGTATAAATAAGTCATTTTGGTTTTATTTTAGGTTAATAACTTGGTTTAGGGTGTTTCCCTATTTTTTCTTTATCTTAGGCTTTTGAATTTCTTCATAACCCGAAGAGCGCACAGTAGGTTTAGGCGCTTTAGGCGCTTTAGGCGCTTTAGATCTTGTAGCTGGTTCCACTTTTATTTTTTCTTGGTCTTTTTGTTTAGCTATTGTTTTTTTTTTAACTTGCCAGGAGCAGCTTCAATTGCAGCTTTTAAACCTTCATTTAGCTTGCTTTGATCTCCTTTTAA